AGATATATTCGGTAATGCCGGGCAAGACATCTTTCATACAGTGCCTTAGCTCTAATGCATCAACTTTAGACGGTCTCAATGCCAGCACTATAATTTTGGATGAATACGCAGCGGCGACAAGTGCTGCGGTAAAGAATGTTCTCCAATCCTCAATGGGTATCAGGAAAAATCCTCTCACCGTTATTATCACAACCGCAAGTACACTTCTCGAGGGTCCGTTCACTACGATGTTGGACAACGATAAGAAAATCCTCAGAGGTGAGATCCAGAACGATAGTATATTTCCGTTCCTGTTTCAGCCCGATGAAAATGATGATTGGGAAGATGAGAAGGTTTGGTATAAGGTTCAACCCCATATGGGTATCACGGTAAGGGAAAATTTCTATCAGGAAGAGTGGAAGAAAGCCAAAACCAGTGCGGAGGATCTTGTTGAATTTAAGACCAAATTACTTAACCTGTTTACACCTCCTATTACCGCAAAATGGATTAAGCCCGCAATGATAAAGAGAAATCTCATCAACTTCAAAATAGAAAATATTACTACGAAACCGATCTGTATGGTAGGTATTGATCTTAGCATCTCCGACGACTTAAGCGCAGTTACTTATGGATGTTATGATTCCATAAACAAAACTTTCGCGTTTCATACGGATTTTTATATCCCGGAACAAACCATCTTAACTCACACCAACAAGGAATTGTACGAAAGATGAGTCGAGCAAGGTTACTTAAAGGTATGCGGAGAAGAAACCATTGATTACCACCAGATCGGAGATGAAATAATAGAGAATTCAAAATATCTCAATATCCTCTCGATCGGTTACGATAGCTACAAGTCAACCGAATTGACCAATTACCTTAAAGCGATGGGGGTCAAGTGTCTTAAGCCGTACAAACAAACATATGCTGCATTTACCGCCCCAGTAGAATCACTAGAAATAGGTCTCAGTGAGGATAAGATGAAGATCGATGACAATCCAATTATCGTTTGAATGTTCGGTAACTGTGTGTTGGACAAAGACAACTTGGAAAATTGTAAGCCAATCAAAATCAGTCCATCAAAGAAGATAGACGGAGTTATTACAATTCTGGAATCATTGGGGCAGTTCCTTACTTACAAGCGATAATCTTGGGTTAATAAATATAAAAATTAATTCAGCTATCATGGCTATTTTAAATATTTTTAAAAGAAAACAAAAGGTGGAGAAACGAGATACTAATCCTGAAGTAGAAGTCCGTTATGTAGGGCAACCTAGCAAAAAATATGCAGCCATAACAGAAGTCTCCCGAGCAATGCAAAACTCCATAGTATATCGTGGTGTCAGTATCTTGTCCGATTCTGTTGCATCTGTTCCCCTTTTAATCTACCGTAAAGACAACAAAGGCTACTGACAAGAGGATTCAAAGAATTCATTATATCCCCTTCTTACCAGGTGTCCTAACAAAAGGATGAATGCATATGAATTGCTCGAAGGAATAGTGGTCCAGCTCATCCTGAAAGGCGATGCTTTTGTTTATATTACAAGGAATAAGGATTATGACGTTACAGCATTAACGTTGTTGTATCCAGGAACTGTCTTCTACAACATAGAAAACGACACTTATACAGTGACCGATGTCTATAATAAAATCCAAGGCACCTTCACATCTGATAAGATAATACATATCCGTCATAAATCCCTTAACACGCTTAAAGGTGATTCCGTTCTCATGTATGCCGGCAAGACAATCGGTCTCGCTCAGGCAGCTGATTCAGAAGCATTGTCTAATTTCCAAAACGGAGGCCGCTTCAAGGGAATCTTGTCGAGTGAGTCTTCCCTCACTGGATTTGGTAGTGCAATCGATGATCAAGTAGATCAGATCCGTGATAACTTGCAAGCAGAGATAGACTCCGGCAAAGATATTCTTACACTCCAGTCAGGTGCTGAGTTCCGTCCAATGTCTCAGTCAATGAGAGACCTTATGATAACAGACATCAAGAACATTACATTGTTCGACCTTGCAAGGTATTTCGGTATCTCACCAATCAAGCTTTCTATCCTTACTGCAGGTAACTACCAATCTTCACTTCAGGATTCGATAAACTTCTTTACAGATACTTTAAATCCATTGCTTAAGAAGATTGAAGCCGCTTTCAATGCACATCTTATAGCTCCTAATCTTGCACACCGTTATAAAATTGAATTCGATAGAACAACGCTCACTTATTATAAGAGCATCATCGAGAACTATGAGAAGATGTTAGGTGTAGGAATCGCATCAGTTAACGATATACGTAAGAAGATTAATAAGAGTGAAGTTGAAAACGGTGATGAAGTAACCGTATCCACAAACCTTCAGTTCTTATCAAATCCGAAGGTCCAGGTAGATTCAATCGAAGAACCAGTAACAGAACCTGCGAAGGAACCTGAGACCGAAGAAAATCAGGAAATGGTAGAAGAAGTCGATAAATAGAAAAATAGTATTCAATATAATGCAGGAAATTAGAACAAGAGAAATAGTATTCTCAACCGATAATAACAGGTTATCCGGTAAGGCAATATGCTTTAACGAAATTTCGAATGTTCTTTATGATAAAGAGAACAAGAGATTCTTCCGCGAGGTTATAGCTCCGGAAGCAATCACCCAGGAGCTTATTGACAATTCCGATATTAAACTTCTTGTCGATCACGAGAAAGATAAGTTAGTTGCCCGCAGGCGTAACGGACAAGGTTCAATGGCTGTTTACCGTGAAGATGATGGTGTTTACTTCGATTGTGAATGTCCAAATACTACAGTAGGCCGTGACATTTATGAGATGATTAAGCGCGGTGACTATTCTCAAATGAGTTTCGCTTTTATTGACGGTTCGAACAAGGGTGATGTTACATGGGATTTTTCAGACAGGTCGATGCCTATCCGTACAGTTCACAGGGTCGCCGCTTTGTTCGATATAAGTATCGTTCAGAATCCGGCTTATGATCAGACAGCTGTTTCTGCCCGTTCAATAGAGGATCTTGAAAAGACTATTGACGAGGAAGTAAAGGAAGAACCCGAAGTAAAGGAAGAACCAATAAAGGATGAACAAGAAGTTAAGGAAACAACCGAACCAGAAATGAAAGAAACTCCAGCAGAAGAAGCTGAAGAAAAACGCGAAATTGATTTCCTCGAAGCCTTGAAACCTTATAAAGAAATCATAGAAAACCTTTAATCTGGTTTTTAGATTTTTCACTAATAAATATAAAAAAATAACGCGTCCCTATATGAACAAAGAAGAATTGATTCAGGGAATTGCAGCTATAAAAGAAGAAATGAGAGCTCTTGTCGAGACCGCTGAAACTAATAAGAGGTCTTTAAGTGATGAAGAAAAAGCTCTATTCGAATCTAAGCAAGCAAACCTTAATGAATTAAAGGAATCTCTTGCAACAGTCGAGGCCCGTGAACAAGCAGAGATTGAAGCAGAGAATAAAAGGAATTTAGAAACTAAAGAAAACAAAAATAAAAGAAATATTTCTATGAAAAAAGAATTCAAACAGCAAATTGCTGATGCCATCGTTGCCGTAGCTAACAACCGTTCAACTGAAGCTTTCGAGAATGTTGCAGGTAATACTATTGAACTTCGTGCTACCACACTCCACGATGATGATACCGAACCACTCGATGTTGAGGAAAGACTTCCATTGCTCGAGCCTCTCCAGAATGCCCTTCTTGTTAACAAGGTTGGTGTAAAGGTTATCAACAGTGCAAATGCAGTAACCCTTCCTTCTGTTAATGATGTCGAAGCTACTTTAGCTGGGGAAGTTACCGAACTTACCGGGCAGAAACTGGACTTTTCAAAACGCCAATTAGATCCAAAGCGTGTTGGCCTTTCCCTACCGTTCAGTAATTCTGCTATAAAACATGCCGATAGAGATCTTGTAGCTTATGCAATGGATCTGGCCGGACGTGCAACCGCACAGCTTATCAACAAGTGGATGTTCGCTCCTGTCGCTATCGATGCTTCTGCACAGGGTATCTTTACCGAGAAACTCGCGGGTGATGCATCTGTAGCAAAGAAAGCTACCTGGGAGAATATCGTAGATCTCGAAGCTCAGGTTAAAGCCGCTAATGTAAACATCGACGAGACCGCCGCTTACATAATGTCCCCACAGACAGAGGCAAAACTCAAAT